GCTCGACCGTCTCGGTCTCCAAGAAACCTATCGCGTTATCAATCTCACCTTGGAGAATCGCCTTTAATCGTCCGTCATCCATTTAGACCACCCAAGATACGTTAGGTTTCAGCGGCTTAGACCAACTCGTTGTTTCTGACATGCCAACCGCAAGATACCGAAATGCGTCAGAAGCATGAGATGCCCAATCGTGAAGAGGCTTATCCCAGTAAACTTGACGCTTATCGTCGTATTGTCGCCGATAATTCCTTAGCGCGTCCACTCCACGCTTAGTCTTGGAGTCGAACCAACAATAAGGAATCAGCCTTCTTACGGCCTGTATCCCATCGTCAACACCCATTCTCGGAACAATCGTAATGTTTAGCCCTGCTTCTTGCAGGAGTTCTAACCTCGATCTTCCTGAGCCTAACTCTCTGACTTGCACATCGTGAGGCAATAACTGCTCGGCTAGTTCGTAATGATTTGTTCTCAGCCAGTTGACATACCAATCGAGCCCCTGACCATGGTTCTCCACAAAGTCAATGAGCCGTGTCTCTAATCCAACTCTTTGACAGACCCAGATAGCAGTGGAGTCGCCTATCCCTAGATCCCATGCTGCGTAAGTCTTGGCTATGCCATCTACAGGGATGTCATGGAACCTTTCAGACGGTAGCTCATTGAGAAGCTGCCCGTAGTAAGCACCTTCAATAGCTGAGTCGAAGGAACACTCAAACTCTTGTAGGTACTTGTCGTCTCCCATCTCTGATCGAGCGGCATCGAGTTCAGTTTGAGGGATAAGACCTGTCTCTGACGCTCTGAACTCGAGCATGGCCCAATCGTTATGCTCTGCTGCATGGTCTCTTAAGGTCTTGAAGTGATTTGCGCCTTTTGGGGTTCCAAGGAAGAGAGCCCATCCCATCCTATCCGACAAGGCGGGACGAACCACCTCCGACCAGATACGCGGGTCTTGATCGCCAAATTCGTCGAATACAACGCCATCGAAATACTGTCCTCGCAGAGAGTCTGGGTTATCAGATCCCGCAAGCTGAATCCTCCTGCCCCAGAAATCAACCCGTAGCTCCGCAATATTCGCAGTGGCGTTGAGGGGTTGGGTAAATTTGAGGAGGTAATCCCAGATAACTCGCTTGGTCTGGGAATAGGTAGGCCCGATGTAAGCATATCGGGGAGCCTCGCGGTTGTTTTGTATTGCCTCGCGTATAAGGTGATTAACCGCGGAGACTGACTTTCCTAATCTTCTATGAGCTACTACAACAGCAAAACGCTTCTCTCCTAACGCGTCATGAATCCTTAGCTGTTGAGGCCTTGGCGCATAAGGAATAATTATTCTGGTTGCGCCCATGAGATCTGCATCGCAACTGGTTGACCATTCTCTCCTGTTATCTCGTGCTTAACGCTCTCATGCCATTTAGCCCTTGTCTTTAACCAAAAGATCATCGCCGTGGTGTTTCCAGACATGGCTTGTTGATAAAGGCTTTTCGCTACCGCTGCGTTGGCATCCACGCGACCGTCATCAAGCTCCTTCTTGTAATACTTGACAAGCGTATCCGCGCTTAACTCTACCTTTGCGGCAATATCCTCGTGACGAACGCCAACCGCGGCTAGCCCTCTGACTAGCTTTCTGTTCTCATCCGTTGGTTCATGCAACACGCCCTGCATATTTTTAACTCCGAATGTTAGTGCTCACTAACTAATTCTGCCTTCTTGCCGGTGAATTCTTCCCATCGCTTGACGATGACATCGCAGTATTTTGGGTCTAGTTCCATCAGATATGCAACTCGACCATTCTTTTCTGCTGCTACTAAAGTAGTGCCTGAGCCTCCAAAGCTATCTAAAACAATGTCGCCGCCTTTGGTGTTATTAAGCATTTGGTATTCAAACAACGCGACAGGCTTCATCGTTGGATGCTCGCCGTTTCGACTAGGCTTATCAAACTCTAAGATAGTCGTTTGCTTTCTATCTGCCGCCCAAAGGTGTCCAGCACCTTCTTTCCATCCGTACAAACAAGGCTCGTGCTTCCAGTGGTAATCACTTCGCCCAATTGCAAACACGCTTTTTTTCCAAATCAAGCATTGCCTAACAGACCATCCAGCGTCTTTAGCGGCTCCGCGGAAGTTGTATCCCTCTGAATCCGCGTGCCAAATATAAAAAACGGCTCCTGATTTCATCACCGCGTCCGCTGCCGTATAAGCGTCACGCAGAAACTGTCGGAAATGTTCATCGCTCATAGCGTCATTTGCAATTCCAAAACTTGATTTATCTTTTCGAGCCTTTCCAGCTTTTTCTAGCATTTGATTTTTTGCCGTCATGTCTACGTTATAAGGAGGGTCCGTTAACCACATATCAACTTGCCGACCATTGCACAGCTTTTCTAAATGGTCGATGCTCGTACTATCGCCGCACATAAGCCTATGCTTGCCTAATATCCAAATGTCCCCAGGCTTCGTAATAGGCTCCGGTGGAGGCTCAGGAACAGCGTCCTCGTCCGTCAATCCCTCTGTTGGCTCGAGCGCATTTAAGAGACCGTCTAGCTCCTCTACGGAGAACCCAAGCATCTCGAGGTCAACGTCCTCTGCTTTTAGCTCGATCAACTCTAGCTTAAGTAAGTCGTTATCCCACCCTGCGTTTAGCGCAAGCCTGTTATCAGCAAGTACATACGCCTTACGTTGAGTGTCGCTTAAATGAGACAGTCTGATAACAGGAACTTCTGCTAACCCTAGCTTTCTCGCCGCGGCAAGCCTTCCGTGGCCGGCAATGATTGAGTAATCGTCAGAGATGAGGATTGGATTGTTAAACCCAAACTCTTTTATGGAAGCCGCAATCTGCGAGACCTGCGCTTCGTCATGTGTTCTTGCGTTCCTTGCGTAAGGAATGAGCTTTTCTATCGAAACTTTTTCTACTTGACTCACCGTATTCTCCGTTGGAGGTCATCGGTTCTTGTTCCTCGCCGAGATAGCCTTAGCCTTTGCCTTTGCATCAGCCTTAGAACTTGCTCCCCACGCCTTTAGGCTCAAGAGCAGCCTGGTAGGGCTTCCATCAGGTTTTCTCTCTGGGCCTGGCATGTTGCCCATTCGCGCAAGAAAAGACGCTCTACGCGGGTTATCTCCTGACTTAACAGGAGCCTTTAAATCTGAACCAGGATTCTCACGCTCGTAAGACTTCCGGCCTTTCTCGTTGAGCCCACCTTTGGCGTTCTTGCCTTCTTTTCTTGTCCAGGCTGCGGTCATTTCTTCTTTTTCACACCAGCTTCAGAAAGCGCAATCGCACGAGCCTGGGCGGGACTTTTTACAATCGGGCCACCTTTGCCTGAATGTAGCTTGCCAGCCTTGAACTCGTTGTAAACCTTACTGATCTTTTTCTCAGCTTTGGTCTTTTTCATTTCTTCCTCGCTGCTCTCATGTTATCCACAAGATTAGGGTAGGGTCTACCAGCAGATGCGGCCATAGCCTTAGCGGACTTCTTCTCAGACTTGGAAAGAGGTTCACTCTTCCCCAGCTTCTTCGGTCTCGCCTTCTCCCATATCGCCTTCTTCATAGCCTTCCTCGTCGGTTATTGGCCCACCTGTAACCCATGCTGCACAAGTCCTAAGCGCAGCGCACTTAAAGTCAAAGATCTCGCAGAAACCAAGATCGCCAGCGTCAACCGCTGACCAATCATCTTCCTCGCCTAGACCTTCCTCAATACAGTCAAGCATAGACTGCTTCTGATTAAAGGCAGCGCAGTTACCGCAACGAGACTTTTTTGCTTGCTCGCCGGATACACGCCACTTAGAGCCCATGTCACGCCAGTATTGACTGTTAGGCTCGTTAGGATTAAGTGGCCCGTACTGAGCCTTGTCTATGGCCTTCTGACGGTTTTTAAGGTTAACCTCGATGTCTTGTGTAGCTATTGGACACTCGGAGTCTTTTTCCTCGTCCTCGCCTTTAACGACAATCATGACTTTAGGGGAAAGCAAGCCCTTCATTTCTTTTCCTTAGGTTGTAAAGGAATACCTACTTTCCTGTCGTAACGGATAGGCACAGGAGGCACTTTCATTCGGTAGGGAGACGGTAATGCTTTGCCATCCCTGGTTCGTTTTTCCACAGCCATGCTGCTGCCTCCTTGATGTTCTTAGAGTCGTCCCTACCCACGGTTTGACTGCCCGCGTGGTGAACGTAACTCCTTGAAACAAAATGCTTAAAGTCACATACCGTTAGTGTATGACAAAACACGTTATCTGAAAACCAGTTGATCGGCGGAAACCTGACTGCCTGGAAGGCTTCCTTGGTTACGTAAGCAAAGATAGGCGCAATCACACTCGTCTCTTTGATCGTCTGTTCTTCGGCCCATTTCATCCCGTTTCTTGCACCACCCTCGAACCGGATGTTCTGGGCTTCCAGGATATTGTCAGACCTCGCCCCTAAAACACCGATCTTATGCCCTGCTTTCTCAAGATGGTTGGCATCCTGAAGTAAAAGTCTGTAGGAGTCTGGCGTTAAACAGATGTCGTCGTTGGCAATGATGACTGCATCGTGGTACTGGAATGCGTCGTCCATGATCCGGTTGTAGGCATCACCAAAATTACCCGACGAGTTGAGTACCCACTTGTAAATTCGCTCGTCCATTGTCTCGGCCCGACTCGACAGATATATCGGCGCATCTTTGGCGTATAGACGGATGCTCGACAACGTGATTTCAAGACTTGGACTCCCTACCGTACAAATGAGTATCGGAACTTTTTTCATACTCCGCCATCCTATGGTGGGCTACCACCTGAAAGTATTTGTTATCCATGAGGTTTTCTGTACACACATTAACTTCCAACCCGTTTCTGTCGGCAATAATCGGGAATGACAGCTGATCCTGGAGCGTCCACTTCATCATCTCGATCCACCAATCTTGATTTGCTTGAGGATTGATGTAACTCCGCTTCCAACATAGAACCCCGCCAGCAATAAGACCTGCGTCCTGCGGCCACCCCTGATCCCTATAGTGCTCGACCTGAGCCAAGATAGGTTGGTCTTGATACTTGACCATGTTCCAACACTCTCCGGCCTCCTGGTAGATACAAGTCCGCCAGGGGTGATGAAATGCTGCCATCGTATCTCCGGCCTGGTCGATCATGTAGGCCACAAACTCTTGACTCGTGATCCTTATCGACCCATCTATCCAAATAACGTAATCCTCAGCAAACTCTAGCTTGTCTGGGAATACCTTGAACCACTTGGCATCCATACGAGGATCTGAGAAGCGTCTGCTTGTGATGACTTGCTGCCATCCCTGAGGCTTCTTAACACCGTCTAGGATCGCGTAGAAGGCCGTAGGAACGCTTTGCCTGACCGCGTAATGCAACGGGTCATAGTTGCCAAAGATCGCCGTGTAGACCGCCGCATTCATACAAAAAAACGCCCAACATCGCGTCGGGCAAAGGAGGGGAAGGAGCCAACTTTCATTTTAACCCATACCTTATTTCTTTGAGAATCTCTTCTGCTTGCAGTCTTAGGTCTATTGCTTTCCTGTGTAGCTCTACAGACAGATTGACGATTGCTAAGGCTCGTTGTTCTAACGCACTTGTTGACTGTGCCTGCTCAATGATGTCTTGTGCGGCACTCATGGCTGCTGCTTCGTGTAAGTTCATGCGACCCTCAAATTAAACGGATTATTAAAGAAATTGATGTCTACGCCTTCTTCTTGCTTGGGTTTCGATAAGACAGGCTTGAACTTCTTCTTTGGTCTTGACACCTTCTTAGCCTCGTACTCGTCCTTGACCCACTCCCAAACACGTTCCTTGGTAAACGGGTCTATCCTAAACGAAGTTTTTATGCAGCCTTTCTTTAGCAGAGCGTTTAGACAGTTCACGGTCGTTTGCTTGTCGATCTTTGTCTGTAGCCTAACTGACTTCAAGTCAGCAGGTGTTTTACGCTTTTTCAGATAAGTCAGAATCTTCTTTTGCTCGTCAGTCATTGTCATCCCCGTATCTTAGTGACCACTCTCCACTGCGAAGCATCAATTCAAGCCTCGCCATTGCGTTCCATGCAACGTGTGCAGCGTGTAGCAATTGTGTATCTTTGTCGTAACCATCTTCGTTTTCTGCAAGTATGTGCCTGTACATAGCGTTGGTGTAACGTTGTTCGCCTTGCTCTACACGCAGCCAGCCCCCATAAGAATACTTTTTGGCCCCGTATTCACCGACGGCTATCACTGCATTTAAGGCCCTAAACATATCTTCAAACACTAGTGATGGCCTTTGTTTTTCTGCATCTAACTTAGCTCCAGGAGCGTGTTGATCTAATCCTTTAGGATCTCTTTCTTTCATATTGTGATCGCCACTCATGTGTTCTTCTCCTTTAGCTTGGCTTCGATGTATGCCGAAAAGTTTTCGCACCACCGTACAGGCTCACGATCCCAACTTAATTGTTTGACCACCTCTGTAAAATTAAAAGCATCGTGAATGTCCTCATCCGTCAGCCCAACCCATTGCTTCAGTGCCAATCGGCGCAGTTCGGCGGAGGCATCTTTAAGTTCTCTAAGATCACCTCCACCTACTTCAACTTGAGCGTCCAGCGCATCAGCCAGCCGCAGGGCTTCGGGTTCTGTGCTCATACTTACTCTGCTCATGTGTTTCCCCTTGCTCGTATGGCGTCCGCAAGATCAGCCGGATGCGTAGATTTGTCGGCGGCCTCACACACCTTCGCACACGCCTCACGCTCGGCAGCTACGGCCTTTAAAATTTCTTTCTCTAGTTCAGTTTTCGACCACAGTGACAGGGGGCCAAGTACGTCTATGACTTTCTGAATGACACAGCGTCCTGCGGCCAACTCTCTCAACGCCATTTCTTCTTCGCGGTTCATGTGTTTCCCCTCGCTCGAATGGAAGCTGCTATGCGATGAGATTCCTCGCTTGTGAATTCATACGGTTCTTCTGCCACCTTTGCACATGCCTCACGTTCATGCTTGGCGACAAGGGCGGCGAAGCGGGCAAGCTCGGGTTTCTCTCCGTAAGCTGTGGTGATTGACAATCCAGCCTCCCGCGCCATGCGGGTGATGTCTTCTCTATCCATAATTCTTCTCCTTCAGCTTGGCTTCGATGCATCGGGCAATCCACCAGTCCAATTGATCGCGCTGATCTAACTGTTGCCCGCGAGTCGCCTGCATATGCTTTGCGTAATTACGCTCGGCAGCAATCGTGCATTCCAAGATTTCCTCATCCGTCAGCCCAACCCACGGCTTGCTTGCTGGTGGAGATGTGATCGCTTTCTCCAGCTTGAATATGGCATCGTCGCGTTGATATGGAGCATGGCACCAGCCAAACCACACGGCTTTCGGATGATCCGTAAATGACTGCGCGTCCTCCTTCTGAACGTTTCTGTAAACCACAGTCATAACCCGATCATTTCCCACCGGCTCTTGTTTTTCCTCCAGTGCTTGGCGTAGGGCGTTAATCGCTTCCGAGTAGTAATTTTCATCACTAAATTCCATGCGAGCCACATCGTTTGCATCCTCCAACGCCTCAAGCGCCAGTTGCATAGCTTCTCTGCTCATTTTTTCCTCCGCTCTGTTTCCACAGTGCATTCGGCCTCGTAATCAAGTACGTCCTGCAATCTGTAGCGAATTAATCCGCCAATCTTTAGATACCGCATGCCCTGCTTAAGCGACCGGTCACGCTCAAGCGTCGCCCCGCTAATTCCCCATCGTCTTTCAAGGTCTTCCTGAGTTAAAAACTGCTGCTTAGCTAAATCGATTGCCGCGTTTTGCATCTCAAACAGGCGTTGTTTCAATGCTTCGATCTCTGCTTTTGCAGCTTGCAGCGGCGTCGGCTCGGGTGGTTTAAGGTTTCCCTCCTCGTCAAATCGGTTGGGCATACATGTCGGGCACTGCTGCCAGTGTTCGCATTTGCATTGCTTCATGTGTTCTTCTCCTTAAAAGCCTGCTCAAGAGTTCTTGCTACATCTAGCCAACCACCGCCCTCAAGCACGTCATCAATCGCTTCCCATACTTCTTGATCCGTCAGACTGACCCATTGCTTAGCTGGTTTGCTTGAAATACATGTCACCGTATAAGCTCTGCCACACTGACAACCCCACGCCATAGAACTATCTGCTGGCGTCTTTGCGCTTTTGTTTTCGATCATGGAATCTCCTTTAGCTTCCTTGCGTAGTCTTGAGACATGACCTTTGTTGTAGCCAGTTTTCCATGCAATCTCCGTGACTCGCAATGACGGGTCTTTGACTAGCTCTCTGACTAAGGCAAAACGGTTCATGCCATATCCCCTTTGTGAAGATTCCAAGCATCCATCAAATTTTCTCTAGCTATATCAACCCTCAGCCTCATCTGGTCTAAGTCGTGCAGCAAGATTCTTAGCTCGTTAGGATGCACCATGACATACGTTGTTTCGTCTGCGAGCTTTCTTAGCAGAGCGTAGGCTTTTTCTTTGTCGGTCACGCTGCCCTCGCTTTCTCTGAAATCCTTGCCTTCCAAGAGTTCCAATCCTCTCCTGGTCTAGCAGGACAATTTACTTTCGCTGCCATTTCAGAAGTGCCTTTTTCTGTAGCCCACCACACAACAACCTTCTCTTGTGCAGGTGCGATCTCTAATTCATCTTCCCATCTTCCCTGGTTCAACCACGTAGCAGGATGCGGGATGAACTCCTGTCCCGTGCCCTTCACTTGGTAGTACTTGTTATGCGTCACCAGAGCCTCTACAGCAGACTTTTGCTCTTGTGGCGATAGTTTGGCCCATGCTTTATGTGCAGCACGTTTAGCGACCTTTCTCGGGTATTTGCTCCAGAACTCTTCAAACATAAAACCTCCTGTGTTGGAGTTTTTAATGTAGACCTTTTTTTGTTTGTTGAATGTCGTTCTGTTGACAATCTTCTGCTTTCTTTATTTCTGGACATAACTTCCCCAAGGGTGGTAGCACTCACCTCGCCCCGCAAGGGTCACTTCTGGATGTTCCTTGCCTAGCGTAGCCGAAGCCAGCGATTCTCTCCGACTATCTCTGTGTCTACCACCCATGCAGAAATAGTCTACGTCCAGTACCTCACTGACAGTCT